CTGGGGAATAATCGGGGGACTCTGCTCCTGGACGAGTTGGCGTGATGTATTCCTTGGGAGGCATATCTGCAACCTCCTTGAACGGAACCTTACGAGTGGTTCCTCCCCGACGCTTTCTGCGAATGGTTTTCTTTGCACGACGCATTGTTATTATCGGTCAAAATGTATTCAAAGCCAACAGAACGTTATAAATGTATGGATACGTATTGCCCGTATAATTCTCGAAACAGATGGTTCACCCCATCAGATATTCATCGCATTCTTCGGAAACATGGACTGCCACACTATTCGGTTGGCAATCCACGTCTCTTTCAGACAGCCATGGTTCACACGACGTATGTTCGTCGCCTAGAATACACAACGCCAGATGGAAGAGTGGCCGCCCTTGCTCCTTGCCCACCCGGAGTGATGCCTCTGCAAGATGAGTCTTATGAGTGCCTAGAATTTGAGGGAGACTCTGTGCTAGGTGTGTGCGTTGCTACCTATCTGCGTAAGAAGTATCCTCAGAAGAAGCAGGGGTTCCTTACGGACGCCAGAAAGGAGATGGTAAACAACGAAAGAATCGGAGAACTTTCTAAGATTATTGGTCTTGATGCATTCTATATCATCTCTCGACACAACGAGGATTCTGCGGCAATCAATGGTCGCTCAAATGCAAAGAAGTTGGGAGATATCTTTGAAGCCTTTATCGGGGCACTGTGGACTGATTGTGGAAATCGATTCCACGTTGTGTATGCGTTCGTCATTTCTGTTATGGAAGCGTACCTCGACATTGAAGATATCGTCAACGCGGTAACCAATTATAAGGATGTCTTTCAGAAACTCTGTCAAAAGACTCTGAAATGCACTCCAACCTATGTCATGCTTTCAAATGACCCAAAGAAGAATGAGATTGTCGTTGCGGTATGCGATGATACTGGAAAGAGACTTGGAATCGGGACGGGATCTACTCGCAAGAAGGCGGAACAGATTGCCTGCCAGGTGGCACTTGAATCTATTGGGTAATCCTTGCCCGAACGGCAGACCCCTCTTTTAACTTGACTTTTTTGATGCAGGAGTTTGGTTCAAGAATATATCGTAGCAGAGTATAAATAAAATGGGAGGCGGTCTTCTACAACTCGTTGCCCATGGTGCACAGGATGTCTATATTTCCGGAAATCCCCAGATTACTTTCTGGAAGGTGCTTTTCAAGCGGCATACAAACTTCGCCATGGAGGCGTTCCGCGTGAACTTCACGGGGGCGCCCCAGTATGGCCAGCGTGTCGTCGCCGTGGTCAACCGCAACGCCGACCTCATCTACAAGACGTATATTGAGGTTGTGCTACCCGATACGACTGCATCGGCCACGGGCGCACCTCGCGATATCCTCTGGTCGGTCGGTGGAAAGCGTCGCCTGGGTTACCTTCTCATCAAGCAGGTTGAGGTTGAGATTGGTGGCCAGATTATTGACCGTCATTACGGTGAGTGGCTCTACCTCTGGGAGAATCTTACGGCGAGTTACGATACGTCGTGCAAGCTTGACCAGATGGTTGGTGGCCCTATCGGCGGAACCTCAACGACGATTGTCTCCTGCAATGGTCGCCCGGGTGTCCTCTACATTCCCCTGCAGTTCTGGTTCTGCCGCAACCCCGGTCTTGCACTCCCGCTCATCGCTCTCCAGTATCATGAGGTTCGCTTCAACGTGACGCTTGGTGATGCAAACACGCTCGTCAGCAAGGGTGGGTGGCCCTCGATTGCCGCGGCCGGTGCGGCTCTTCCTCCTCTCAAGGAGATGTCTCTCTACATCGACTACATCTATCTGGATGTTGATGAGCGTCGCCGGTTCGCCCAGGAGAGCCACGAGTATCTCATTGACCAGCTTCAGTATGGCCTCCAGCAGACGATTACGACGGCTTCGTCTCGCATTGACCTTACGCTCAATCACCCCGTCAAGGAACTTGTGTGGGTGTTCCAGGATGCTCGCAAGCTCGATTGCTCGGACACGAGTGCGGCGACGGGCGGCGGCCAGTATCTCCAGCCCTTCTCGTATGATGACATCGTGGACCGCTGCCGCATACAGATGAACGGCCAGGACCGGTTCGACGAGCGTTTCGGCGACTACTTCTGGAAGGTCCAGCCTTACCAGCACCATTCTGGCGGTGGCTTCTGGCCTACTCGCGAGGCCCGCACGACGGCGTCCTCTGACCCAGAGACGCTGGTGTCCGGTGCGACGAACCCTGTCAACGTGTATTCCTTTGCGATTCAGCCCGAGGAGCACCAGCCTTCTGGCACGTGCAACTTCTCTCGCATTGACACGTCGACGCTCGTGTTTGACAGCATCAAGTCTGGTGTCGCGGGAACGTATCCCAGCAAGGCTTACCCCTACAACTTCCGCATCTATGCCGTCAACTACAACGTGTTCCGCATTATGACGGGCATGGGCGGTCTTGCCTACTCGAACTAAACACGAGTGTTTGGTTTGCATTCTCCAATTCCTAACGTCTGTTGAAGCATGATCGGTGCAGGTTCGCCCTTCTTCGGACACTTAACATGATTAAATCCCAGAATATGTCCCATCTCGTGCGAGATGACATATTGACGGTAATCATCTAACGACAACTTGCTCTTGGAAGACCCACGCATCCACCGAGCAGAGTTGATACGCATTTCTGTTCCTCCCAACGAGGCACATGAGAGACGACCATCAAAACATCCCTGCTTTGATAAAGTCTCGGGCGATGAGAGCGTGATTACGACTCGCCCCCTGGGAGAATAAACAAACTTATATCCCTTTGTTTCCCATCCGTATGGGTCTGCAAGGTATATCTGAACTGACCGTGTAAAGTCCTCGGCTGAGAATTTTACATCGTCATCAACTTCAACACGATATGATATCGTCTTCATTGTATCTTTAAGAAGAAATAGGTTATTGTAAATCCAAGGATGAACTCCAGGATGTCTATGCAGATGTTGATGTCGTGGCGGTCAAGAATTTGATAGAATATGAAGAGTGAAACGAATATTGGATACTTGACGGCAAGCATGCCAATCACGAAATGCCAGAACGAGTTCAAACCGTCTGTAAATATACCACGCGGAGAAATAGATGTTAGAAACATTCCTAGCGTGGGCGTATCTATGGCCGGTTTCTGCGGGGGTTCTGTTTGTGGCTCTGGTTGGCCTTCTGACGATAAATGCGGTTGTATCGTTGGCTCTTCTTGCTTTTTACTATTCTCTTCCAGCACCACTGGTAGATGATGTTGTTGGGTGGATTGTAAACTCTGCGAGAGAAAAGTTTGGTCATTACTTTGAGAAGGTGGAGACCCATCTGCAATCAACGTTTCAGATGGTTGGGGCTGAAAAGATTGTTCAGCCATCTCTGCTATTATGGCATCCCCACAGTTTATTATCAGTTGCACCGACGCTTCATTGCTCTTTCAAAATTCATGATCTTGAAAGTAAATTGGCATCGCATAGCATATATCACGCAGTTCCTCTGATTCGAGATTTTGCAAGATATTCTGGAATCATTCCTGCAGAATACGAGGTAATGAAAAAGACGCTGGAGGATGGTTCTTCGTTGTCTGTAATTCCTGGAGGAGTTCGTGAAATGATGACGACGAAAGATGAGAAGACTGTTCGCCTCACACTCAACAACCGCAGAGGTATATTCCGTCTCGCACTGACAACAGGAACTCCGATTGTTCCCCTGCTGACATACGGAGAGAGCGAATTGTTTCCGCCAGTGGAATCTACACTGCTGAATATAATCAATAATCTTACATATGCTTGGTTCGGTCTTGCAATTCCTCTGACAAGTTTGACGGCAATTCAGAATTGGATTGAACTATATTATCGGCCATTGTCTCCCGTCATAACTCACGTAGGAAAACCGGTTGAAGTGGAAAAAGTTGAGACACCTTCCGAAGAAGACATCTCAACCTTAAGGGACCGCTACATTTTTTGTGTTAAAGAATTATTTGCCGAGACAAGCCCGGAGGGTTATACGCTTAGCGTCGAATAACTGCACGGCGAGGACGCAGGTTGTGCTGACGGGGCGGGGCAGGAAGAGGAGCCTGGCGGCGAGGCTGCCACTCGGGATCAGACTCCGCCTCAACCTCGACATCGGATGTGGTCTCGGTATCGGACTCGGCATCCACCTGCCGGGCCGTCTCGGCGATAATCGTAATCGCATGCTTCGCGACAAGATAGTCCGCCATCTGCCGAAGAATCGACGAGTAGTTGAGGATCTCGGCCGCAGAGTAGTTAGCCGTCTGCTCGTTAAGCATCGTAATAGTTGAGGACTCCATTTGTAGTATGTACATCCCTTCCCCCCGGCCGGGGCATATCCGTTTTTAGGACCCCTAATTTGCCTTGGCAAGAGCCTTCCACGAGACCGGGAACTTCACTTCCATGATTTTACCAATCTCGTTGGCGAACCAGCGAATCTCCTTCTGTGCGTCTGGATTAGTCCGCATGCTGTAAAGACGAGCGTAGGCTGCAAGGCT